CCTTAGAACGATATAGATCAAGAGAGTTCTTGACCAACATACGTTTATTTGATTGAGTATCAAATTCAATATTTTTTAAATATTTTTCTTTGAATTGAGTGATGAATAGATCAAGTGTGGTATCAATATCACGAATATTTGGTAGATTGCGTGACAAGAAGATATTGCCCAATCTCTTAGTCGCACCGCCCCTTAGAATATATGTGTTTCCACCACTTGAGCTTGTTATTGGAATAAGTTCTGAGCAAATATTAAAGCATTTAAAAGTTTCTAGCCCATCAACCTTGACAAGAATATCAGCCCCAACATAAGCAACAACTGTACCAGTAACATTATCTTGTGTAACAACATCACCAACATTAAAATTGGTCATGTCTTCTAACTGAAGAAGTTGATGATTGGTTTCTAGCCATTCATAATAAGCTTTGACAAATGCAATAAAATTCTGTCCCTCATCCTTATAAAAGGATGGAAACATACTCTCAATTAATGGGGATATCTTTTGTTCAATATCTTGCATTCATTATGCCCTAACAGCGACTGCGTTTACTTCAATGTCTTCTTCAATGATATTTAGAATAACATTATTTATGGTTGAAATATCTTTGTGCTTTGGTGACGCATAGATTTTAATACCAGAACCATCATAAGAATCTATTTTAAAATTAGAAAACTGTAATAATCCCGTAGTATAATCAATCTTTCCGACAGTATCAATAAACTGTCCAGATGAAGCTGAATATACTTGAATAGCACTAATGCCATCATCTTTAAGAATGGCCTTATTATTTCGATAGTTAAATACGCTTGAAGAAATTGAATACCCTCTTCCGTCTGCGCTATAAATGATCCCCAACGGAATGCGGAAATTGACATCAAATGTCAATGAAGTTCCAGTATTTGGTATGATTAATTTAATAACATTGATATCAGTGTCATTAGAAATAATTGATGCCTGAGAACTATCAATCGAATGTACTAGTTTAGAATAACGGAAAATGCGATTAAAGTTATTCAGATTTTGTAAAGCATAATCAATGATAGCTGACTTTGTGATTGTCTTAATATCTTCTGTTGTCAGACGAGTAATATTTACGTTATAATTGACATTTGATTTAACCTGAATGTATGTGTATTCAGGATCGACAAATACTGGATCAATAGAAACGGGCGAACGTGGTTTTAAGAAGTTATAATACTGATCTATTTTTACTTGTGGTAGACGATCAACTTCCTTAAGGTCAACAGCAACAAATACTTTACCAAATTGTGGTGGAGTAAGGTTTTCTCCTCCATATGCAGTAACAGCATTTACTTCAGGAAAATTAATCTTCAGTAATGTTTCATAGTCTTCAGTAGTAATTGCACGTTCTTGTGTATTAAAGTGTCGTGGAGCATTATATTTAATTGATTCAAGATTTTCACTTACTGTACCGCCAGCAGCACTCTGATTAGTAGTCACCGTAATTTTTGTTTCATCATCAATTGTTGTATCAGGTGTGAATGTATTACACCCATTAGGTAGTTCACCATTAGATACACGATACTCAACAGTAATTACTGAATTATTCTTTGGAATTCTACCATTTACACCATCACCAAATACTATTTCATAACTATCATTTTCCGCACCTTGTACAAAGAATACTTGTGAAGAAGAGTTAAGATCAAATAATGATTGTGCTCTATTATATACTAGAATTGTTGCGCCAACATCTTCAATTACAGTAACAGTAATAGATGATATATCAACATTCTTATTAGATATAATAAAACGTTGTGGATTGTCTGATGAATATGTATAGTTGTCTGCTACATAATATCCTTCATAGATAGGAATATTAGTACCTGTAAAAGTTAATTGTGTGCGATCAGCATTCTGTGTATAATTGGAAATAATGATATTTTCAGCAGTAGAAAATACAAAGTTTTTAGGTCCAAAACGTGAAGTGAATGTATAGCCTTTTGGAATGACCACTGAACGCTTATTAATTACATCACTAATAACACTAACATTTACATTAGCTTGTGCAGATGTGAAAGAACGTGGAGTGTAATTAAGTTCTTTGGCATGAGACACTACGCTATCACGAAGCTGAGCAGAATCAAGAAACATCTCACTGCCAATCATGTTTAGATAAAAGGCATTGTGAAATGTATTATATGATAAAATATCAAGCAGAACAGACATGTTGCTGCCATCAAAATCATAATCTTTAAATCTATCCTGTGTCTTTAGATACGATTTGAACGTATTCTTGATCGTATCAAAGTCAAGACTTGATAGAACAATTGAAGAATTAGCTGACATTACCTGATCCTGTCGAGTGCAATATTAAATGAAATTGGGTCTTGTTTATTTATAACCATCACTACGATGCTTACGATATAACGATGATTTTCTTCATCTGATATGACGTTTACTGAAATAACTTTTGCACGTGGCTCAAAATTTTTAATTGTTTCTTGTACAAATATAGAAATATTTTGTGAAGTTTCTGAACTGATCGGCTCAAACAACATTTTGTAAATGTTAGTGCCAATAGTTGGTTGATATAGACGATCAAACTTATTAGTAAGTAAAAGATTGCGAATAGAACGAATAACTGCATTCTCGTTAGTATACTTAACAATATCTCCCGAAACAGGATGTGGATTTAGATCAGTAAGAAAGTCACTATATGTTTGACTTTCTCTATTCATTGATGCAAATCTATCTGGTGTTTTAACCATTTGTTCTCTCTTTATGGAATTGTTACTGGATCAGAATCAATCGCCAGTGTGTAACGAGCAGACGAAGCAATCACTTTACATTTAATTTGACTTCCAATATCATTATACGTTATTACATATGAATTGTTAGATGATGATACCATATCAGTTCCTCTGAACCACTGATAATCATATTTGGTGGGAGTAAAACCTGTCCATACGCCTGTTTAACATTGTAATGTGCTACCAACTGATAGCGAACCAGAGATAACTGGTAAATTAGCAGCAGGGACAGAGTATACAACAGGACCAACCTCATTTGACTTGACTTCAATATAACCAGCCTTATTCTCACCAACCACCTGACAATAGATATTAAGATCAATGTCATCAATAGATGGTGAATAAGTGAATGAGTTGGCATTGTAGATTGGATTGCCTTCACGATACCACTGAGCACTGTATGTCATAGCAGCATTGCTTGTCCATACGCCTGTGTTGCAGGTTACAGTATTACCAACAATAGCATAACCTGAAGCAACTGGTAATTCATCATTCACTGGTGGAAGAGTATTAACAAACTCTTCGTTCTGAGCTTTATAGGTTTCAAATGCACCGCTGTTAACACTTGCTTCAAAGTTCTCTAGGCTATCAGTAGCAATTGCAGGTGGTATGCCTGTGATGCCCTGCATTTGTGTCTGTGCCTGAGAAATCTGTCCAAGGCTATTATTAGCATCACCAACGAGTGTATTCTTTAATTCTTTAGCGGCCTTCAGAGTATCTTCAACTAAATTAAAAGCAGTGACAGCATTTCCAAGAGCCTGAATTCCAGAAGCACCAAGAGCCTGACAAATGAATTTTGCAATAGCTCCAGAAATCTTTTTTTCAAGTGTTTTTACAGCTTGATTAATTTCATTCTTAAGGTCTGCCTTAGTTTCTTGGTAAATCTGTATAGCACATGCCTTTAGTCTAGGTATTACTTCTTCAACTGCTTTAATTAGTTCAGTGACTGCTTTAATTAATCCAAGTATTTCTACTGTATATTTGATAAAGGCTTCAAGCTGTGGAATGACTGTACCAGTAACAAACCTACCCAACCACTTCACAATACCCCATGGAGTTGGACTTGGTAGATTTGTAATAGGTAGATATTGTTTTAAAAGTTCTAATTGTTCTTTAACCGCTGCCTTTGCAGCTTTTTTAATATCATCTAAATGTTGCTTGACAATAAGTTTAAGAGCATCACAATCAACAGTTGATCTAATCTGTTGTGTTAGTTCTTTAATACGTTTTGTATTAACAACCAACGTATCTTCTTGATTGATTTCAATCTTGTTATTGATTTTATCTGCACATGGATTAGGCAAATCATCAATAGTTGGTGGCGGCAACTTTGGCACTTCTAGTTGAGCAATTAATGCTTCAAGATTTACTTCATTAACAGTTGCAATAGGTGCAACCGACCCAATAGACCCTAAGTCATTGAGAAGTGATGATGGTCCAGCGCCTGTTTGTGGTGGCATACTTGCCATATTCAATCCTTAACCAATTTTTGTTACTACGCCCTTATTGACATGTACTGTTTTACCAGAAGGCGTTGAAAATGTTTCTGTAACTCCAGTAGCCATTGATACAGTACCAATGGTAGTAAAGCTTCCTTCAGTCTGAATAAGACCGCCGGGTGATTTAATATTGATACTTGTGCCAGAATTAATATTCACGCCAAGAGCACCATTGATACTAATCTTTCCAGCAGAACCTAATAAAATATCACCTTCGCCAGTAATCTTTGTTGTGCCTTGTACAATAGAATTTAAATTGCCTTTTACCTGAATATTTGCATTACCTTCGATATGTATGTTTTTATTCTTACCGACAATTTCAAAGCTATCATCAACACTTTTAATAATCATACGTCCATCTTTATTTATTTCAACATATGAACCCTTGTTATGACGAATATGAAGTCTTTCATTATCTGGGGTATCATCGATTTCAATAATATGCCCAGAACGAGTAACAATTGCTCTATTGTATGGATATTTGGCAGCATAAGATGATTCTGGTTCATTACCAATTTTATTATTGACAACAGTCTGTTTTTCTCTAGCAAGAAATGGCACAGAATTTTGGTTCTCATCCTCCCCTGGCAAATAAGGAATTGTGCCCAAAATCATTGGATACTTCTTTGCAGCACCATCCATAAAGAAACCAAATACAAATGAACCTGCTAACAAGCCAGGCGTATCGCCAATTCCTTTAACGCCACCACTAGTTGTAGGCATCATTACAATAGCATCAGGAAGCCTCTCAGTAGCTAAATCCTCATGAATACCAAAGGCACGTACCTTAACACCCCCAAGCTTCATCGTATCTGTTGTATTATCTTCTACAACGCCAACAAACCAATAAAAACCAGATTGTCCCATTTTAAACATTATGCAGTCTCCAATAAATCATTTTTAACAATTTCAAGTGACATGGTATGCTGTGGTCTATCACCCATTAAAATAATATGTCTTAATCTAGTAATTAAATAATTACCACTATCAAGTCGGGACACACCTGTCTGGTCATCAAAACTTGAGGAAGATGGAAATGTACATTTGATCATGTCACCAACAGTAAGTTCGCTATCACCATAGATATGAATTTGAGTAATATTCTGTGTTAAATATTGTAAAAAAGCTTGTCGTGACGCAAATGCTTCTGCCAGAGGTGTTTTAGAGCGTTTTGAAAAAATTGGTAATAGATTGAATGTAGTTGGGCGTTTAGTCTTACCAGCCGCACGAACTTCGCTTGTGCTGTTTGGCGCTGCACCATTTTCATCCATCTTTTGGAATTTATCATTACCAATATTTGCAACATATACTGCTTGTTTTTGCCCAGCGGATTGCATATCAACAGTTGTTGCAGTGCCAGAAAAAGAACCACCAGTTCTTTTAGAGATAGCAGTGGCTTGTCCAACTTGATTATATGCAATAATATTACGAATATTCACATCTTCAATTCGTTCTTTTCTTGCAGTGTCATAAAAGAATTCTTTGTCTGAAAGACCTTGAGACAGTTGCTTTCTTCCCTGTTCAATTAGCTTTTCATATGTGGTAAAGTGATAGCCATGTCTGTTTTCAAAGAATACATATGCATGAGATAGATATCTATCAGATATTGAATCCTCTAAAAATGAGTGAATTGCTTTGAATGGTTCAAGATTAAACCCAGAATATTCATCAATCCCCACCGTTTTATCAATTTCGACCTTCTTCTTTGTTCCAATCTTCTCATCCATAAAATTTTTTACAATATTTGAAATATTATCATTGAAATCCTTATCAACAAATACGTCTGCATTGGTTACTAATTCAACGCTTATACATTGAAGTGTGCAAGTCATTGTTTTTTGGTTCTCATTAGGAACTCTGTTTTTTACTT